CTGCTTAATACAAGCTGGCTTTTACCCCAAAATCGCGAGCGGATTTACCTTATCGGACATCTTACAGNATTCTCCTCAAACGCTGGCGCAGACTTTTGGGCTATTATCAAAGCGTTTGCCAACATTGGGGGTTATAGACTTGAATGGCAACTGCTTAATACAAGCTGGCTTTTACCCCAAAATCGCGAGCGGATTTACCTTATCGGACATCTTACAGGACGAAGTGTCCCAGGAGTATTTCCTATCGGAGAGAATGAGTTCCTTTCTACAGAAAAAACGGAAAGTCAATTACAATCCCAAATTAGTGGAACAATCAAAGCCAATAGCAATATGAATGCTGATGACACCTACATCATTCCTAAAACTGCAAGTACCCTCACAGGAGGCGGGCATTCTGGAGGCTTGCACTCTGATATGACGGTAATACGCCAACTCCCACGAGGTAAAAATAAAGGCGCAGACCTAACTATTTGCCCTACTATATCAAGCAACGCCTTTCAAGAAAATAACCTACTGTGTGGCATACGTCGCCTCACTGAAATAGAATGCGAACGCCTGCAAGGTTTTCCAGACAACTGGACACAATACGGCAACTACAATGGCAGAAAAAGGCGCATATCAAAGACACAACGCTACAAACTCATAGGCAATGCCGTAACCGTGGATATAGTAGAATTAATAGTAAAACGATTAAAATTTACAGAACAATGAAAAAACAATCATCACAAGAACAAGAAACAGTCGAGTTATTCGAGTACGCTGCACGTAACCTTATTAAGGAATTTTGCCACAAGCAAGACCTACAATTTGAATTT